TCCTTGGGAACTTGACAAAGGTATTGAGTTGTTACAAAATGCTAAGACTTTAATTGGTCATAACATTATAGGTTTTGATATACCTGTGTTAGAGAACCTATCTAATTTTAAATTAGGAGGTATTAAAGTTATAGATACTTTAGTTACTTCACGACTATTCTACCCTATAAGGGAAGGCGGTCATGGTTTAGAAAGATGGGGCTATAAGTTAGGCTGCCCTAAGATAGACTTTGAGGACTATGATGAGTACTCTGAAGATATGTTGGAGTATTGTGTTAGAGATGTAGAACTAAACACTAAAGTTTTCAAAGCATTACAACAGGAAGGTAAAGGCTTTTCTAAGGAAAGCGTAGACCTTGAACATTCTGTAGCTTTACCTTTAAGGCAACAGGAGTGGAGTGGTTTTAAATTTAATGTAAAGAAAGGAGAGTTATTACTTGCTGAACTTAGAGAGAAAATGCAAGCATCAGAAGATGAAGTACATAAAGCATTTAAACCTAAGATGGTAGATGATAAGTTAGTTACTCCTTATATAAAAAAAGATGGGGAGTTATCTAAGAGAGGTTTAACAGATGAGGAGTACAACAGATGTATAGAAACTCAAGACGTAAATCCTTTTATGAGAAAAAAATTACAGGAGTTTAATTTAGGATCACGTAAACAGATTGGAGAATACTTACAAGACTTTGGTTGGAAACCTAAAAGGTTTACTCCTACTGGTCAGCCTATTGTAGATGAGAGTATATTAATTAATATAAAGAATATACCTGAAGCAAAACTTATAGGAGAGTATTTAACTTTACAGAAACGTATTGCACAAATTGATTCGTGGGTTAAAGCATTACGATCTGATGACAGGGTTCATGGTTTTGTTATACCTAATGGTACAATAACAGGACGCATGGCACACAACAAACCTAATTTAGCACAAGTACCTAGTTTAAAAAGCTTATATGGTAAGGAGTGCAGGTCTTGTTGGACTGTTGAAGAGGGTTATAAATTAGTAGGAATAGATGCAAGTGGATTAGAATTAAGATTACTTGCACATTATATGAATGACGAGGAGTACACAAATGAAATCATTAACGGAGACATCCACTCAGCTAATCAAAAGTCTGCAGGACTTGAATCACGAGATCAGGCTAAGACATTCATCTATGCCCTCATATACGGAGCAGGAGATGCTAAACTTGGAAACGTGGTTGGAGGAAATAAAGACGATGGTAGAAGACTTAGACAACATTTCTTTGATAATAACCCATCATTTAAGTATCTTAGAGACAAGGTTTCAAGAGCATCAAAGAAAGGATACTTAAAAGGATTAGATGGTAGGAAGATATTTATAAGAAGTGAACATGCTGCCTTGAATAGTTTACTACAAGGAGGAGGTGCAGTTATTATGAAGAAAGGACTAGCACTATTTGATTCTCTTATAAAACTAAATACTTATGATGCTAAGTTTGTTGCGAACATACATGATGAGTGGCAGATGGAAGTAAGGGAAGATATTTCAGAACATGTTGGTAGCTTAGCAGTTGACTGTATTAAAACTGCAGGTAATTATTATGACCTTCGTTGTCCTATGGATGGTGAATACAAAATCGGGAGAGATTGGAGTGAAACACATTAAGTATTGTTATATTTGTAAACAAACAAAATCAACTGAAGATTATTATAAAAATAAAGGAGCAACTGATGGTTTAGATAGTGGATGTAAAGATTGTCAAAAAGAAAGAAATGTATTTTTAAATGCTAAATCAAATCCTAAATCAAATCCTGCAAGAATGTATGTGAATGGTAAGTATGTACCTAAGTCTCACCCTTTACATAAAGCAGGGAGGTTTAAAACTTTTGAAGGTGCAGCCTTTGCTTCTTTAGAAGGATATGAAACAACAGAGGAGGGGTATGTATACGTAATATCTAACCCTTGTTGGAGTAATTGGGTTAAGGTAGGGATGGCTATAGATGCTAAAGATAGATGTAAACAATATCAAACAAGTAGCCCTTTCAGAGATTATAAATTATGTTATAGTAAATTCTTTGATGATAGAAAAGAAGCAGAAGCTAAAGCACATTCTTTATTAAAAGAATCTGCAGAAGAAAGAAAGGGTGAGTGGTTTAAAATTACACAGCATAAAGCTAAAGAAATAATAGAAACATTATGAAAAAATTAGACACATTAGTAGAAGATATATACGAGAAGCTATCTGTATTGGGTGATGGTGAAGCACTTGATGTAAGTGAAGAAGTACTAGACGAGTTCGGTAATTCTATGAAGGAAGCACTACGTCATTGGGCTACACCTAAGCCAAGAGATAAAGAAACTCTAAGGATGTCAAACATAGGTAAACCTTTAAGACAACTTTGGTATGATATGAAATCGGAGAGTGAAGATACTCAACCTCTTGAGCCTCACTTGTTTATAAGATTTTTATATGGTCATATCTTAGAAGAAGTTATGTTGTTCTTAGTGAAACTTGCAGAGCATGAAGTTACTGATGAACAAAAAGAAGTTAAGGTTAGTCATGTGCATGGACATATGGATTGTAAGATTGATGGTGAAGTTGTAGATATTAAGACAGCTTCTAGTTTTGCATTTCGTAAATTTAAGAATGGTACGTTAGCAGAAGATGATCCTTTCGGATACCTAGCACAACTATCAGCATATGAAACTGCAGAGAAGACAAAGGCAGGTGGTTTCCTTGTTTTAAATAAAGAGAGTGGTGAGATAACTTTACATAGACCTAGCTTCTTTGATAAGCCTAATGCACGTAACAAAATAAGGGAGGTTAAGAAGGCAATTAAGCTTGACAATCCGCCTGCATTATGTTATAATCCTGTGCCTGAAGGCAAGGCAGGGAACATGAAACTTCCTAGAGGATGCACCTACTGTAGACATAAGAACGAATGTCACAAAGATGCTAATGATGGGAAAGGTTTAAGAGTATTTAAATATTCTAAAGGGTTAATGTATTTAACCAAGGTTGAAAAAGAACCTAATGTATTGGAGATAACTAGACAATGAATGGAAGCAAAGCAAAAAGTATAAGACGACATGCTAAACAAATATTAATTGATTGGCTTAGGACTATGGTTAGTGATGAAGAGGCTAAGGATATTACCTTAGATAACTTTAAAGATTACTTACCTAAAGAGAAGTATGTCTTTGCTAACAGGAAGTTATTGTTGTCTGCATATAGTTTTAAATGGTTTGTTAAAAAGATAAAGACAAAAGTTCGTAAGGAGAATAAGGATGTTGGAACAATCAGATTTGAAGAATTACTTGACGATGGAAGAGGATGATCTTCTTACTCAAGACCTATCTACAATGATAATAATTATAGGTAGTTATTTATTTAGTGGTGGAAGTATAGATGATGTAGACGATATAGTTTTAGATAGGATGGCAGACCTTATAGGTAATCATCTTGATGGATTAAAAGAAAATACAAGCATACACTAATGAAGAAAGGCTATCGTAAACCACGTAAGGTTAGACCAACAGAGAAGGATGTTCCTAAAGGTTATGATTCTAATTGGGAATATAAACTTCATATAGAACCTTTACAAGAATGGTCTCATCATGGAGATAAAGTAAACTACATAGTAGAACACACATATGAGCCTGACTTCAGAAGAACTATAGATGGTGTTGAGTATTTACTAGAAGCTAAAGGAAGGTTTTGGGATCATGCAGAGTATAGTAAATATATATGGATAAGAAAAAGTTTAAAAGAAAAGCAAGAACTTGTATTTCTATTTGCTCAACCCCAAGCAGCTATGCCTGCAGCAAAGAAAAGAAAGGATGGTACTAAACGTAGTCATGCAGAATGGGCAGAGACCAATGGGTTTACTTGGTACTCAGAATATAATTTACCTAAAGAATGGACAGCAGAATATGGAATATAAATTTAACGAGAAAAATATAATAGAACAGATACAAAGATATGTGGATGGGACATACGAAAGACATTACGCACAAGGAAAGTATCAAGCAACCGATATGATTATT